CACTCACCATGGTAACTCCTAGTACTTTCTATGTGATCGTTCTTTACGAGCTGATGAACCAGTTTTATTAATCTGGTCATTAACTCCCTTAAAAAGCATAGGAACTGATTGATCATTTAGCCCCCAATCACAAGGAGCCCAATCTTTATTGATAACTTCTTGTGGAAGTCCTGCTGGCTTAGACCAGTCTGACTTTACCATGCCATTATCCATAGCTGAATCATAATATTTTTTCATCATGGCTTGCGCCCTTTCGATAGGATAGAAACCAAGTCATAGACAATTTGTCTACAACTCAATGTAACAATACATCTAACTATCCAAGTGTACCCCGTGACAATCTGTCACGGACTCACTAGGAACTTTTAATTAGGCCTACGTTAACACAGAGGATGTTCGAGCGCTATTATTTTCTAATGGTTGCTCATACTGTTGTTGACCTTTGATTGCCTCGGCTATCTTCATAAACTGATGTAGATGTGCGATATCCATACCCTGTAATTCCTTCATTGCGCGTACAAAATCAAGCAATGCTGCTTCTTCATCTTTTTCTGCTTGCGCCCGTCTTTCAACTGCCAATGCTTTATTTTCATCCACACGCGATACCCGCTCAAGACCCAATCCCTCGTCTGCAATTGCACGAGCTTGGGTAAGCTTGATCTGTGCTTGCGCTTGTTGCATTTGTAACTGAGCCTGCATTTGTTGGGTTTGCTGTGCTTGCAGTTGTTGTTGTGCCATTGATTGCATGAGCTGATCTTTGTTTTGTAGAGTTGCTGATTGAATCATATCAGTGTCAGGTATTGCAACGCCCATTTCACGAAGCTGAAGCATCTGCGCAAACTGCATTTGTTTCTGGGTATCAGTATTGAATCCTTCTTCCACAATGCAATGATATTTACCAAAAGCCTTATTATAGAACTGTGGCATTGGTTCTTGTCCCTCAAGCATCTGCTTAACCTTCATGGGTCCATAATTAAGCGTTATCATTTTCATGGCCTTCTCTCCTACCATTTTCAAAGAGAAGTCAGCATTATCGAATAACGGACGAAGAGTAACAAGTCCTGCACCTTGACGAAGTGCGGCGAGAACTCCCGCTTTATCATCAATGGCTGAGCCCATAAGCTCTTCATTGATACCCGAAACCATATTCATTTCTTTTGAGAATGTTTCTTGAAGTTGAAAGAATGAGCCGGGTATTTGTGGAGGAGTAATCTGCTGCACATCACTCATTTGTGCTTCATCTTTAAGCGGTATAATCCTGCCTTGTCCTGTTTGGAACAAGTGCTTCATATCAATGACTGAACCTATCTTAAAGATATATCCTGAATTTGCCTGTGATTCTAAAAGATCTGCCGAAAGGATAATGCGGCGATTGAGAAGCATTTGTGGATCGCGTAATGCGCGGCATATTCCCTGGAGGCGACTATAATAATACGGCATCATTGGATTGTAATAGCCAACTACCGGAACAAAGGGGAAATCATCAAGGCCAAAGGGGTTCGGACCATCATAAAAGACACGATCTTGGATCATGATTGCTAAACGAACCGTGCCAATTGTTTGTGTTTGTATCTCTATTTGCGGATTTGCCGCCATGAAATATTCAAACATCTCAGAATCGAGCTCTTCTTTTTGTATCTCGCGCCACTGGCCCGTATTATTATCGACCATTATCTTTCGTTCACGATAATCTCGGTAATAATATTCATCATATGAAACCAGGTTATTACTCGATACTCCATAGTTCTGCGGCATAAACTGAAAGCGGCCATCACGACCAACGCCTGTTGTATTTCCTGCAAGCGACATGATCTCTTCGTATCTTTCAGGCATTAATGAAGCTGCTGCTGAATGAGTAAGGTAATTACGTACCCATATAAAGTTACAATCTGATAGATCTTTATTTCTAAAATAGGGATCTATGAAAAATTGATTATAGGAAAGATTCTTGAATTTGATATCGCCAAAGATAGGGTCGTCGCTAAAATCTAAGTACATCTGTATCAGATTCATACCGGTGATACAGGCACCTTGATGAAATGCTTCAGAGAATATGTCTTCAAAGTTTGTTTTTTTAACCAGATGAAAAAGAACTTTGGTCATTTGATCGGCAGTTTGTTGATCTCCGCCTTCAAGAGGTGTAACCACAAGAGACTTACGCTGATCTCGCTGGCGACCAGAGACCATGTTGCATAATGGCCGAGTTCTATTGAAATAGTATACTGCCCTACCATTATAAAATTGCGGATTTCCGCCAATATCTCCATATAAAGACACATCCCCCGCCTCAAGGCGTGAATCTATAGTTGCTTCAGTTTGGTGGGCCATCCATAAAGAACTGTTAAGGGTATAGCAGTTGTCTATCTTCTGCTTAATTCCACCATAATCTGTGGCATTAGGTAATTGTTCCGTTTGACGAATCAACATTACACATTCTCCTGCGCTTCATACGTACAATATTTTTGAGTAGCGTACTCTATCAGAGAATCAGGCGCAATAAAAAGGCCGGAGCATGTTATTTACGCCGGCCTTTTAACACTGTGTATATATAGAATTACCACATTACATATACACCCTAGCGACCTTCTCTATTTTGGAGCATATACAGAGTCAGTCCATTGGCAAGGATGCACCCGGCAAATGAACTTATTCCCGCAATGGCTCCCACTTTGTAATAATCTGATCTGAGTTTTTTCTCACGTGCGGCGAGTATCTCTTTATTCTCTGCATGAGAATATGATAATCCCAGAATTAAAATGGATATTGATAGATATGACTTCATAAGATCCTCCCTAAAGGAAATGAACAATATCGCCATGATGTTATCACAGTACATCTACCGATAATAGTTCTGGCGCGGTTTATTAAAAGCAGGAGGAAGAATTCCCCTACCCGCATTAAGTGCTTCAAATTTCTTCTTGTCGTATTCTTCTGAGGTGATAGTAGTCGAACATAAATGTAACCCTTGGCACATATATCTAATTGAATCCGCATAGTGACTCGCCCAATTATGTAGTGGCTTTGATTTATATATCTGCCTCTGTTCATCCCATTCACGGTAATAGTTTTCAAGCGCATCAATAAGTGATTTACATTTATTTTCATCTATCCAGAATTTAGGAAAATGTCTCATGACGTTCTCTATGCCATCTTGTAGATCTAATTGCTCTAAGACGGTGAAGGTAACTCCCATTTGTCGTGCCATTTCATAGCGAGTTACGGCACCACCGCCCCATTCACGTACTTTAATATCATGCGGTGCAAATATCTTGCCCATGCGTTCCCAATACGGCTTACCTCTGAGTATTCCCACATAATGATCAAGACCAAGACCACGGTTAGAGTAACAATCAATAATACGGATAACACTGTCGCCACCGGCAACCTGGAACCATATCATGGTAGTCGCGTCATTAACCCCGATATCTATTGCACAATGAGTAAGTAATCCAGGCTCATATGAAACATTGGTAATCTGATTTGCTTGTTTAAGATTGATAAGGCACTTGCCAAATACCGCTCCGTCTTGACCTCTTTGGAATGAGCAGAGATATTCCTGTGCAAATAACTCAGGCGACATTCTTTTTTTCTCTGAGACAAGATCTTCTTCGCTGATATGCTTCGTTTCTTCTACGGTCTTATGATACACAAACCATTCTGAGGGGAGCATCTTTGCCACTTGGTATTGCATCCAGAAGTGGTTCTTGCCACAAGGGGTGGATGCCATTATCACAATTCCCCCATTACCCGCAAGAATTGGAGAAACGGTGTTGTATACATCCGCATCCATGTACGCATACTCAGAAAGGATGACCATGTACGGGTTTGTTCCCCGGATAGAAGTGTTATGTGAATCACCTGCCACGCATTGCAGCACTGAATTGTTCTTGAATACAATCTTCATCTCTGAAGCATTGATACTTTTAATAAGCTTGGGCGGAATAAAATCGATAAAGCGATCGCCCGTGCTGCTGATTGCAGAGAATATTGCACGGTTTGCTTGCCCATAGGTGGGCAGAACATAGTGAACAAGACAAACTTTTCTTAGGCATTGTCTAATGGCGAGATTCCATAGAGTGATATCCTTGCCTGCCCGGCGCGGAAGTATGACGAGTACCTTTCTATATCCCTTGTTTTCAATAGCATCAAAGATAGGTTCTTGATAGTTTCTTAAGTGAAATTTATCTAACGTGATCTGTTCTTCTACTCCAAGCTTCAATTAAACTCTCCTTTAAATTGTGCTTCATAGGGAAGATTATCTCTAACTATTTCTTGGTGGCCTTTGGATATCCGATAGTAAAAGCCAATAAAGTATAGGACTTGGCATTCTTCCCCCAGCCATAAAGACCAATCCTCCTTGAGAACTCGTTCCTATATCTATTTCATTGGTATCAGTGATAAAGAGAAATCTCTCTCCAGTGTCTGGTGGCGGTGTGTCGCTCGCATTGATCCATTTCATGGGAGTATTCTCCTACTTGTCTTGGCGTAGTATGTAGGCGAAGACAGAAAAGTGAACGGAATATAACGCGAATTATACTAATATGATCTATGCGGTAATTCAAGTGGAGGGACTGATTTGAAGTTTGTATAAATCGATCATTTTATCAAGGCTTAGACTTATCTTATCATGTCCTTTTATAAGAAGTTTATCGCCGTTCTTATTATTCCAGGCATCTTTAAAATTACGCGGCCCTACAATAGATTTATATTCATCTCCAAATGCCCATTGTGCAAACTTTTCAGAATCTTCTAGTGAAAAACCGCGAGCTTGAATTGTATTTTTTAAATTGCCACATTTAATAAGACAAAACATATAAACCTGTTGCATAAATTATCGATAGCGGCCCTGTGCACCGGGCTTACGTAACCTTAAGACGTCTATGGTTAACCGCTATATTTATATAACTTTATTTTATTATGGCGCTTCTGGCAAATTCATCCAATGGGATATATTTTCTTCATTAAACATCCAGCCACCCTGTAATCCTGGGATATCTTCTTGTAAATACCACCATCCAATCATAATATCTCTATGATTATCTATAATTAATAATTTGTGGGGACTATTGTCAGGCAATCTATCTTTAACACTAATCCATTTCACTTCTTATCCTTATATACCATGTTCAGAAATTTCTTGAAATAATTCTTCAGTTTTTTTAATCATTTCACTGTGGATTTGTTTAATCTTTTCAGTTTCCCTAAAAGTGGAACACTCCTCTTCTGGATGATGAGCTTGAAACATACGATGCAGACATAGTGACTTCATTATTTCTTCACCAATTTTATCCAAATCATCCCTTGTCACTCCCCATAATACATCTTCAATCTTACACATTACACATTTCTGCACTTTCCCAATCTTCATTTCTTCTCCTTTTTCTTTCTTTCTATAGCTTCTTCATTCAAAGGATAATTTGATATTACTAATGACCCATCGGTAAATACAAGAAGGCGTCTGTGGTTAACCGCTATATTTATATATAATATGCCATTTGATTTTATTTGTTCAAATTATGTTTTTGAAAGTTTCTCAAAAACAGGGCGATATTCTTCATGCATTTTTCGCGCCATATGCAAAATAAAATTTTCTTCCGCTTCTTTTCTCATGAGAAGTTCATCAGGGCTCAATTCAAGGTTATTAATTCTTTCTTCGCGTGATTTATCAATAATTTCATTCATTGCGATCTCTATATTTGCAAATTGAATATTGGCCTCATTTATAATTCAATTTTATTGAGGGTTAATTTAATATCGTTTTTAGTATTAAGACTGTCCTTAGCGATATTTATTTTAACTTCTTTTATGCGATATTCTTGGTCCCAGCTTTTATATATAAGTATTCCAATAAAAAAAACGAAAAATATTACAACCAAAAACTTTAACAAGTTTGCTATGCCTTGGCCAAAGTATCCATAACATTTCTCTTCCCATCTATGTGTACATACGGGACAAAATATTTTATTTTTCATCTTTTACATCCTCTTCTCTATTATATCAGATCCTTGCCATCTACTTCCCTTTTCCTCGAGCCATCTTTCTTTCAGCCAATGCAGTCATTATTGCGCGGCGGCTATACGGAGGAAAGTTGTTATAAGTTAATATACCATTCACTGCTAACATGTCATCAAAGCTGCCCCGTCTTTTCTTGAGCCAATCTCTACGCAATCCTTTACGGGCTTTTGCTAATGAATGTGCTTGATACCAGCTGGCGGGATAACATGAACGATGACGAGATAATGCAGATGATGATGATGAAGATGATGCGGCATAAGAAAGAGATGGAAGTGATATACATAAGAGGGTAGTAAATAATAACTTATTCATAATGACCCTTTCGTATTCGTATAATGATTATGAAATCATACCATTATTCTACGTTTATCGAGTCATTTACCTGTATAATCTTGCCCTCGATATCAAACGATATCTTCTTATTACAACGAGTCTCTATATATCCCACAAGCCATGAGATATTACCCTCAAGAATGTCAATGCGATGCTTCAACTGAGGTATCTTGCTTTTATTACGAGAAATTAGTGTATTTCTCAGGGTGTGGCCATTAACAAAGCGCCTATTACAGAGCTTGCCACAGCCACATTCACATTGCTTCATTCTTTTTCTTCTTCTTTTTCTCAACTGGCGCGCGCATCAACTCAAGTTCTTGGGTAAGCTGCTCAATCTTTGCTAGTGCTTGCTGTTCACGGAGTAATGACAATCGCAGTTTCTCTTCAAAATCGTACTGCTTATCGCCAGAATCAGTAAAGAATGAGTTAAGTGATGTTTTATACTGCGCAAGCTCCTTCTTAAGTTCAATCATCTGATCTGATTGATCATCATAAAAGATCTGAAGATTGGCGCCGCGTGTTTCGAGTTCATTGTTCTCTCTACGTAAACGCTCTACTTCAAACTTAAGATCATTATCTGCGCCATGGCCTTTAAACCATGTTCTAAAATCCATCATAGTTTATTCCCCTTTAATCATCTTTGAATGCTTAATATGGTCTTCATATTCATTGAGCGCATCCTTAATCTTAATCGCAGGCCTATAAGAATAAACATACAGGGGTTCTATATGTGAGTATTTTATCTTAATCTCATGAATGGAATCATTCGGCCATAATTCATTGAATTTTAAGAAATAACCATCGCATAAATAAGAAGAATATCTGTTACATCGACAATCATTAGAGCACGTAAACAAATAAGCACCAGGAGGATTAAGAAATGATTCAAATTCCTTAATCTCTTTAAGTCTATTTTTATCCTTTGCTAATGCAAAAAGCAACTCATCCCATCTGTCTTGCATCATAAGATATTCCTCATTTGATCTCTGTCTCATCTTTGCAACAATCGCCATTTAATCTTTCTCGCACCATATTCCACATGGTTTTATTCCATGATGATTTATAATCGCCATAGAAGCTTGAGAACTCTTCAAGTAGTCCCTTATCAGCTAAGAAAACTTTTATAGCGGCAAATGCTTCAGAAAATTCATGAATTTCTTTTTCTGGATTTTTCTGTATCTCAATTTCAAGATATCCCGCATTTCCCATAATAAGATCAACTTTATCTCCATCCATTGTTTATTCCTCTTTCTCGTAATGCCTCTATAGTTTTATGTTTACACGCAAGCGTATGTAAATTAAGTCTATTTATTTCTCTTCTTGTATCATCATCAACTAATTTACCAAGAATATCCCACATAGTGATCCATACTATTTTTCTATGTTTCACACAGTATCCATTAAGATCCGGGTATTCGTCACATTCTTCATTTAAATGATCAGCGCATATAGTTTTTGCGCCCAGACATAGATATTTATTTTTAACTTTAATTACTTTTTCTTTTTCAACATAATATGGACGACCGAATGTTGTTGATGTAGCTCTTTGTCTATCTGTTAAATCATCCCATTTTCCCGTAAAAATCATCCATTCTTTACCATTAATAATATTAATAAACTTTCCTTGTAATTCTGGATGCTCTTCCTTAAATGCTCCCCATTGATATAATTGTTCATTTTTTATTTCAATAATCACGATGATATCTCTTCACTCATTTTCAACAATCAACCATGCAACTGCAAGCGCAGAAAAGAACAATGCCCACGCTGCAAATAAAATATATTTCATATATCTATGCCACTATTAAAAATATACACGCAAGTATAAACCCGATAAGACATACTATCCACCAGAGAGATTCATAAGTGTCCATTGATATCCCTTCTATCAATAACAAAAGATTCATCAACTCACCATATAGCTAACCCATAACACACTACAATTCAATTTTAGCCCGATAAAATTATTATCAGACACAGTTGTAATTCATGGAAACTTTGGTGTGTAATTTTAGATAATTATTAATATTATCAGACACAATAATTACCGCTCAACTACAAGGTAGAGGGTTAGCGCCACTAATCCGCAAATACAAAGGCAACATACTCCACCGATATAATAGTGAACATGTGATCCAGATTCGCGCACTATTACTACATGATGTCTTCTGCGCGTCTCATATCTGGAGGTTATTGGCGTGGGTGTTCTTTGTAATTGGGATTGATTGCTGATTTTGATCTCAGTAAGGGATAAGGGAGTGGAGGCCCCCGAAAGAGTTTGTGTGCTGCATATACAAACAAACAACAAGAGCCTCCACATATTTACTTCCTTTTTTTACGCTTCTTCGATAATCCTGCTTCATTAAGCGATATTGCGATTGCTTGCTTGGGATTGCTTACAATGGGCCCTGATGGTGATCCTGAATGAAGCTTGCCTTCCTTGAATTTGTGCATCTCTACTTTAACACGCGCCTTCTTTGATTTCTTTGACGCTGATTTTTTAAGCTTCGGCATAACATACTCCCTTAAATAATGGTTTATGAATCCTTTTTATCTTCTTTCTTCCACTCAGGGAATGATCCCTCAAGTATCTTCTCTAATCTTTTCATCTTTGCTTCTATATCAACACCCCACGGCTCGTTAAGTCGATCATCCGCGAATAATTCTTTCAATAAAAGCCGCGGCTCCGGCATACCCATTGAATCGCCAAGGCGTATCAGTAAAAACTTAGAGATATCTTGCAACGGCTTCCATTTTTCTTCAAGCTCATGCATATACTCCTCAGGAAAGTTAATCACTTCACCCACAACAAATATATCTATATGGTTATCAAATAATCGCTTCCACCAATCATTGTAGTATTCACCAAACTCCCTCACTTGTTTTTCATACAAGGCGTATTCTTCTTGCGTCATTCATCACCCTCCCTTACTGAGTTGATTAACGGTTTTCCCGCACTAAATCTTACTACATGTCTGGCTGGCACAGTAACCCTCTCAAGTGTAGCGGGGTTCAACCCAATCCGAGCACTCCTTAAGACTCTCTTAAATGTTCCAAACCCATACATAACCAACCTGTCTCCCTTGCTAAGTTTCTTCTTCGAAATCTCAATAAACGCATCGATGGCCTTCTTACATTCACCAATATTCAAGCCCGACACATCAGCCATCTCTTTAATCAATTGTTTCTTATTCATTTACTTCTCCAATTTAGCCAATAAAAACAACGCTGCCATTCCCCCTGCAAATATACAATAGACCCCACACACAAAATAAGGCAAGATCCGCGTCTGATCGGGAACAAAAGTATTTAACTGCCGCGGGGGTATATCCGCGACATCTAATACATTATCAGACACGGGTATCACTTGATCCCGATTTACAGGGTAATACCCTGCGTTTTCACTTGTGGTCTGACGAGACGTGGTATGTTGTGCCGCCTGCAAAGAGCTGCAAGCCAACAGGGCTATAAGCGTGAGAGTTTTCATTCTTTATTCCTTTCAGGTACTTCGGTTGTTACTGGAGCCGCTGGTAGATTAACAATAATAGTTCCACCTGCTTGCTGCTCGTCTTTCTTGCTCAACGATGCCCGCCATTCAACGATTGCCTTATATTCAGCGTCATACATCGGCTGATATCTTTCAATTGCTCCTGCATCATACTTACGGGTAATTGCGCCTATTTCTCGCCTGCCGGCAATACGATCCATCGCAAACTCATACATGCGTTGATACTTGGGATATTTCTCTTTCCACCGATAGAAGTATTGATTTGCAATTCCTCTTTCTGCAAAGAACTCTTTAATGCGTAGTGAATCATCCTTCTTGGACCACTCCACCAAATCCATAAACAATCTATCTAAAAACCCCTCAGATATCGGCTTCTCCTTCAGAAAAAACATATCTGTGTACGTATCCACTATCCTTACCTTTTCAGGATCAGTTGTTATAATTTGAGTATTTTTACCCAAACTCTTTACAACTCGCGTTTTTTTATCCTTTTTTTGCATTTACTTCTCTTCTAACTTTTTTACACATTCTTGTAGAAACAGTATCTCTTGTTCAAGAAGATTCTTGCTGGTAAAAAACTCATTAGTTGGTCTATATCTTCCTGCGCTCTTGAGCATTCGTTCATTTTCAGGATTTGATAATTCCCACACGGTAAACTCTATACGTGGCTGAGCACTCCAATTCTTTTGTGGCCACACCGACGATATAATACGATCATCGCCATAAATAATACCGGTGCCCACATCTTCTATAAACTTTAAACAATTAGATAAATCAGGAACATTGATATGCCACTTGCCTTCAAGCTCCTTTGATTTCTTCAGTGATGTGCGTGGTGTTTGTACAAAGAAGTTAATATCTAGATGCAGTGGACCACTGTATAACGGAAGGCTTCCGTGCTCCTTACTCAATAGCAATCCATAAAACAGTTTCTCTTCCTTTTGTGAATCCCATATTCTTCCTCTTCCATGGCGATGACGAGCTAATGCCATGGGATCTACATTGAGTACATATATCTTGCGCTCCATTTTGACTCCAAATTTCAAATAAGAGACAATATTTCATCTTCTGGCTCACCACAGTACTCCACGGGCCAATTGTTTTCTTCTAATTCGAAAATTGGCTGTTCTTCATTGCCCTGTCTTGTCTCGGCATAGCCCTTAGGAGAAGACGCAGTGAGTCCTGGCAGCAATCCTGCCATAATTGTGGCCATCTGTCTCTCGGGGGAGGGGGTTGGGGGTGGGGCATCCTCAGGTGCAGCGTGAGCTGCGGCATCCATTGACGGTACATACCGGGGAGCTACTGTCCCTAAAGGGTAGGGTTTGTAATTGAGCACACCTTCTTGTCTCGGCGTAGCATTTATGCGAAGACGGATGTTTTGTTCATTAGCTTCATACTTACTTTTCTCCCATTCTTGATTGTCAGTGAGTTGGCGCTCAGTAAGCGTGGGTACAACTTTATACCGTGGCCCATGGGTAATGCAGAAGCTACAGGTGGCTTCGTTGTGTTGAGCATGAGCAACCCGCAACTTCTCCAAGAATATTTCATTCAATGAGTTCAAACCAAGCCGCTTGAGATTGTCGAGCTGTGGTCCATATACCACCATATCCCAATGGGCATACCGATCGTTATCCTTCTTCCAGAAGTCCGCATCCCGCACTTCCTTTGGTTGGTACTGATCATAGTGCGGAGCACGCACAGCAGATTCTTTTTCAGCAGCACCACCCGTAGGGGCCGCATACTTTGAGCTTCCCTTCGTATTGCCCTTGGTAAAATCTTTACAGCAATACAGCATAAACCCGACAGGGTTTGTCACATCTCGTTTTCTTTGCAATGCAATCAATGCAGACCGCACTGCAGCTTCACTGTAATTCGAGAGCAATAACTTTTCTTCATAGGTTAAAACTGGATTCTGGATACTCTCAACGTATGGCTTTACTAACACGTCGTCTCCTGCTTCATGGTTTATCTTGTTTGTGTCTGCTTTGTGTGCGCGTGTGCGCGCGTATATAACTTCGTGTAACCCTTTGGGTAAGCAAGCTTCTTGTTGCTTGCTGCTTGTTGCTGTTTTATAAATAAAACTATCTATTAGTGTGACATTTGGCTCTAGGAGCCCAATATGGAAGTATGCTAATGCGCTAAATAAGTGCTTCAATTTTGATCTAAAAAAACAATCGCGGAATATCGGATTCACGTAATACACACACGACTGCATATATCTACCCATCCATGATATAATCCCCAACTCTTTAAGCTTGGCGAGAAATCTATTCACATGCTCACGACTAAATCCACACCACTTACCCAATGTATCCTGACGCATGTACACACGCCCCGTCGTTGAATCAAAATAAAAGATCTTATTAAGAACTGCTCGCTGACGAGTAGTGAATTGCTTAAAGAACTCCCGAGGGTTATCGAGCATCTTTTGGCAAATTAAAGAAAAGTGTTGATTTGTTTTACGTCCTGGCATATACTTAAAACTCATTGATCTTGAAATTTATATCTAAAGTAAAAATGTCGGCAATCATTGATGTTTTCCTTTCGATGTTACTTCCTGTAACTTTGATATTTCCTTTGAATTTCATATTTAAAGTAAAAATTTCAACGTTCCTATTATTTCATTGACTTAATGATGAAATCGCTTTTTTTGAAGAGTTTGCGATTAAAAAATTATAGGTCTTGGGTTCTGTATCCCAGGACCTATTTTTATATCTAAATTTCGTTGGCAGTATACTGGTTTTTTATTGATCAATCAATATTGAATTTTTATCTCACTCACTTCCCTTAATAAGAGCAACTGAAAGTATTAATATAATTATCCAAACTGCAAGCGTGCTCATTTTTTATCCTCTGCCCTTCTGGGTTCAGACTCAAGCTGTTTAACTCTTGCCTGTAAATCTCGCACGTGCTGATGTAGTGAATCTACTCCTGCGGTATAAATGGTGTACTGTGCAATAAATATCGACACCAAGATGAGCACAATAATAATTCCTATCATGGCACCATCCGATACACTTCATAAATAGGTTCTTGACTCCTGGCTTGTTTATTTGGACCACTGATAGCCACCATAAGAAGCAACCCTAAACCCACTAATATAAATCCCCATATAATACTTATGGTCATAATACAATCCCCAATCTCTTTTCTTGTTTTTCAATCCATGCTTCCAACTTATACAATGTGTGAGAACGCAACTTGGCACTCCCATCACAAATCCTTCGGGCTGTTACCCACGATATTTTTAATAAGTCAGCCAATTGGTTAATGGTAATCGGATCTTGAACCATAACCCGATGAAACCTATCCAAAACCTGCTGTCTTTTATTCATCACATTCCGCTCAATATCCAGATATCTTTCCATCATCTCACTCGAATTAACCATCAAAAACTCCCTTATTCAGACTATATAGATACTTATTATTGTATATTAATATAAACTATTGTAAAGAATTATAAACTAGTGTAAACTGTTAATTATATAACAACGCGAACTACATAAAACACAAAGGGGATCCGAATGGAAGTACAAAATCCAGCTGATACAAGCTGTCGCATGTGTGATAAGCCTTTGATTGAAAAGATTGATTACTGGAATGATGATGGCGAAGGAACTTGTGAAAATTGCCTAGCGGCTTGGGAAGCAGATCAACTGGGTAGAAGGGATTGAGTATGTGGGTATATATCGTTCTCGCTTTCATATGTGGCCTTATCATAGGCGATGACTGCAAAGAAGAATGTGGAAGAAATTAAATAAGGAATAATAATGCTCGTGTTTGCCATTTTATGGATTGTTGTGTTGTTTGTGGGAATAGCGGCAATGCAATTTCAATTAAATGAATTAAATAAAAAGATTAAAGATCTTGAAAATGAAATATATCGATTAAAGATAATGAGATAACAACTGCGGCAAGCTGTCATAATATGGTGTCTTAGAAATCACTGCAGTTGTTAATCCAAGAGCAGCGTATAATGTGTAACTGCTTTTCTGCGCTGCTCTTGGATTATAAGACTGAGATTATAAAGAATCATCAAGGATAAAATATGGAACTAAAAGAATTTATAAAATATACCCTAATAAGCATCATTGAATCGGGAGCGACAGGTCCCATTGAATTTGATCTCGCGGTAACAGGAGCAACTCTTAATGGCCAAACAGAGATTGTATCAGTAATGAATGGGGCCTCAAGCAGAATAAAATTCACTATCGAGATTGATTGCTATGGAAAAGTTCAACATTGGCGACACAGACCAACAATATAAAATAAAAAGGAAAATATAATGGATAAAAGGGATAAGCATGAGATCATTTTATGATGTACAAAGTGAAATAAAAGCACAGCTTTCACTGGAGATCCCAAATTTTGAAGAAAATTATGTAATAATTCCTCATTTTGTTTTTAAAATTAAATTTTATAGTGACACTATAAACCCAGATTTTAATAAAATAAATGAGTGCTGGATGGATGAACCCGAGATTGCTGTTATAAATATAAAAACTGGCCATATGGAAACATATCCCATAAGAAAGTGGTAAGAGAAGGGTTAACTATGTATAAATCAGAATCACAATCAGATTCAGTAGAGAACCTCACCAAAGCGCTCCTTGAAGTTCACAAACAACATGGCGTAGTGATTGGTAAAGACTCTAAGAGCTTCCGCAATACCTATGCGACATTACCCGGAATTCTCACCCAGATAAAAGATATGATCGCTCCCCATGGATTAATACTAACCCAGGGATCTGAAGCGGAATACGGCGGTTCTGCGATCTATACCCTGTTGGAACATGTGGAGAGCGGTGAATACCGAAAGACCATATCTAAGCTATTCCCCAAAGAACTACCCGTACTACCTGATTACATCATCAATAAGATGGATCAGGGCCAATGGAATGCATACTGCAAGGCACTTATTGATCACAATCCCGATCAAGCATGGGGATCATCGACCACGTATCACCGACGATACGATGCCATGATGATCTGCGGGTTCTTTTCAGTGGATGATCCAACTGATTTTAATGAAGGATCAAAAGAGATACTGGAAGATCGGCCATCGACAATACAACGTACCATGAATATTATTGATCCGGCATCATCAAGTTCATCAAATATCAGTGATAAACAATTGGCATTGCTGCACATGAAACTGAAATCAAACCCAGGGCTTGAGCAATCAATTCTGGCGCAACAAAAGATCAAGAGCTTGAGCGATATACCAAGAAGTAATTTCAATGCGATATTGGCTCTATTTGGGCCGCAATAAAGATACGGGATAATTATGTTAATTTTACGCATACCAAATCACTGCATACTCCCTTTTTGGATGCACTATGTAGATATGTGCTTTGGGATTATTTTATTTATTACCATAATTATCCTATTTTTATGTTATAGCATTGCTGAATAAGGAGAAAGGATAGGTCATGATGGACAAATGCTATATAGACCCAATGCATCATAGTGATTTGTGTAGAGAAATTCATACAGTAGATTGTCCTGCTCGTAAAATTTTAGCCTTGGCGCAATTGGCCGTTCAATTATCTTCAGAAGCCGATGACATGCATAACAAATGGGCATATAAGACTTTCAAAGAGGTTGCGCCCAAAATATTAAAATTCTGTGAAAATAAAGGATAATAATGGAAGAGAAGAAATTACCAATAATAGAAGCATTAAATACACTTGAAGCGCTTTTTAATAACTCAAAAATGGGATATTATGCGCTGAATGATGAATTGAAACAGTTTGAAAATAAAGCGGTTGAAGGGGAAACTCTTGTGCAATTGCATCGCTGTATTGTTGCAATGGATGATATCTTTGCAGAAGAAATTGGGCCGGTCTTGCAGTTCATCGCCAATCATTATGTACAAGCAGGAGAAATGTCCAAACGGCATTATGAATTCAAGATTGCTAACGCACAAGCAGATCAAGATATGAGAAAGAGAATAGAAGAATCAAAGATAATACTATAAAGGAAGTAGTGTGGATGAAGCAAAGAATGCATGTACTCATGCACAATATCAGACTACCGATATAAACCAACTTGCGGGTGCATTGGCAAAGGCTCAAGGAGCGTACAAAAAGCTCATGCCTAACCAAACATACAAAGGCGACAAGTTCGCAAACCTTAATGCGATATTTGAGGCAACGCGAGAAGCATTGTCTGTTAATGGATTAAGCTTTATACAGCGCGATGAAATACTTGGAGATGGCACAGGCACGGTAATCTTTAAGTCAATGTTACTCCATGAAAGTGGTCAATGGATCAGCTCATGGTCACGAATAATCCCCGAAAGAACGGAACGTGAAACGGCGGTTATCTATGAATACCGCGCACGGCAACATACGGTGAGATTATTGGGGATTGCGCCGAGCTTTAATGATCCGTATTTGTTTGATGATAATGGTGAACATCAATCCGAAAGACGATTGGTTGAAGATCTACAAAAACCTCGTGAAGAACTCCTTCGTGAACGCGGCGGAAGAACAAAAACAATAGATGATCGACAATATAGATCTTTAATGAATGAAATTGGGGAAGATAAGCTTATTGCTCAACAGATAATGGACAAACAGTGTATTGCAACATTAGAAGATCTCCCTGAAGACGCATATCTGAAAACATTGAGTTGGGTTAGAACGGTTAATATCGAGGCAAAAAATGAGCTTTCCCGCAAAAAACGATAATCAATTCTCAACATATACCATAATTACATGTCTTCTTATTGTGTGTATCGCTATCGGTTACAATTCACTGCGCAATGAATTGGGTACCATTAATGAACGCCTTCAAATGCTTGAACAAGATCCTTCGGTTGAATCCGTAACTATGCGTGGATATATCCTGGACAATATGGCTGAACTTGAGTCTGATCTCGAAGATATGCGTGCAAGGATACAGGCAGTTGAGGCAAGAAGAAGATAAGCATCGAGGAGTAACAATGAAATGGATTAATGTCAAAGATAGATTGCCTGAGAAGGAAGATGTTAGATGCATAATAAAAGGCGGTATTGAGCCGTATGAATGGACATCTGTGGCTATCCACAAGAATAATAAATGGCTAGCTAATTCAATTGGTCAGGGAGAAATAACCCACTGGATGCCTTTACCAGAACCACTTATAACCACCAACGATAATAAGTAACCATGTTATTTTCACAATCGTCAGTAAATAAAAACAAGGGCCGTTAAAAGCCCTTGTTTGATGTGTGGAAAAGAAGTACGAAAAGAGATTATGTGGTTATTGAATAGAGCGAAACTGTTGCGCTAAAGTTGGTACTATCCGACATTTTAATCCTTAATGCATTCGCGCTGGTATTAGCAGTAGTATACATGGCATTATTTGCGTCAGCAGAAATATTTGGATTGCCAAATATAGCTCCATAGCTCGAGGTCATTATATACCCACTTCCCGAAGTAAGATTATATATATATGTCGTAGAGCTCGTGGTTGAGTCAGTTTCTTGTAGCCCTGTAATACCGAGGCCTATGTTACTCGAATTAAACAGATCTTTATAATTCGAAGAAATATATGATGAACCGCCGTTGGTTGATATCTGAGCGACTAAATACGCAAAATCATTTTGCACGTTGCGTAACTGATTAACGATAATCATATAATTATTATAGGTGCCACTAATCCCTGTAGTGAAATCAAGCTGTGAGCTTCCGGATGCGGTTTGTGTTTGGATAAGAGTAATTGCCATGTCTGTTCCTTATTGAGTTATTCCATACAACGATACAATTCCACTATACACCGCACCACTTGCGGTAACCACACGTAATGCGTTCACTGTTATATTGGGCGTTTCATACGTAGCATTTGATCCAGAACCTAACGAATTGACTCCAGGGCTAGCGACCGTTGCTCCCGTATTTGATGATACATGCCCCGCACCTGAAGTTACGTTGTATAAATAGGCAGTACCATAGCAAAGACTAGTGCCGTCGGTAACATTAGTGAGCTGCAAACCATTGTCTGCTGCCACGTTATTCCGATAACCACTTGTTATATAACTTAACCCACCGTTTATTGATAACTGTACAAATAGATCGGTAGTCGCAGCCAAGGGGCAATTAATCTTATTGAAAATAAGCAGATAATTAGTATAAGTACTACTGATACCCGTGGTGAAATCAAGAGTTGCAACTGCACTTGCTGTTTGCGTTTGAAGAAGTTGCATAGAACCTGAAGAATCTGATGCATTAAGCTGTGACCAAGTTGCTACTTGTTCTCCTGCTGTCGCTAGAGATGATTCGACATTAACAAGCGCCCAAAGAGATGAATTGACTAGATTTATCCATAAAGTCCCCAGCGCATATCCGGCGATATCATCTGATTCGGGATTTCTTCGCGCATACACCACATTAGCGGGGTTCTTTGCATTGGTTCCTAGATATGATTGTCCGCGAATACCTCCGCCAAGTGCATTACTCATTGCCATACTAAATCCTTACGAAATAAATATGCCACCAAATGTTGCACCCGCAGTTGTACCATCACCAAAGACGTCATCGGTATCTCCCCCTTCACCAGCGCATACTACTCGTAATGATGCAGTATTGGTCGCAGTCATAGGGGCAACAATTGAAAGAGTAAGCGCGAAGTTGTCTGCTGATGCGAGACGGTTATACGTGTTTACATACGTATTAGTTGTTGTAACAATACGTATTTGTATGCTGGTTGCAACAGTGGTACCAATAACTGGTATATAACACCATAATTGATAAAATCCGGTGACTGGCGCAGTAAACACACCGGTCGCGTTGTTATAGTTGCCACCACGATCATTAAGTTCCGTATTAGGTATAACAGTATACACCGCTCCATTACCAGTAACATCAGTTGCAGTTGCGCTTAAAACTGCCAAGAATGCCGAAAGTTCGGGCGTTTGGAATGTGGGTGCTACTCCTGCGCCATTACTGGTCAATATGTCTCCCGCTGTACCAACTGCCGTGGTCACTAAACTTGTGCCATCGTAATATACAACGCCATCCGTCGTCGCCATGGTAGCAGCATTGGTTCCACCTTCTGCTATGGGCATTGGGCTTCTTCTTTTGTATGCCATTAGAAAACCTCATACGTTGATGAATTACCTATAATTTGAACTGATTCATAATCTGTATTCATGACAAATGATGTTGCGCCATCAATATTGGTTAATCCAGCAACTGTGGTGATAGTGATATTATTAGTAGATGCGGTACCCGCGTAATCTTTTATGATAAATATTCGGCGTTCTTGTGCAGTATTTGGAAGTCGAACGGTAACGGCGCCCAATGTGGTATCAACTGCAATATATACATCGGTTGCCAGTGCGGTATATGGAGAATCCCCAAATGCGATGATGTTGTATGATATAAATCCACCGGGTGGATATGAGCCGAGTTGTCCGGTTACTGTATCAATAGAGACCGCCTCTGAGTTGATTGTTGATACTCCCGCAATGCCCTGTATGAATGCTCTATTGAGCTGAGAAGCTCCTGATCCCGTTGAAAGGCCAATGCGAAGTGTATTAGATTCTCCAAGTACTCCTCCAATGCCATGTCCTATAATAATATTAGATGATTCTGCGCCGGTATAATTACTTCCCGAAAGATGCCCTATTGCGCAAGAATAATTTCCCGTGGACAAAGAGCCCAGAGATGCTGCTCCCATTGCGCAATTTTCATCACCGATACTTAATGTTGCAAGAGAACCAGCGCCAATAGAGGTATTAAATTGAGATAAAACACCCCCAATTAATTGCCCCGCGTTTGCTCCTACGCAGGTATTTCCTGTGGTTAAAATGCTGAGGGTTTGAAGAGCATTTGCGCCGATTCCTGTATTGCTTATACCTCCTGTAGTTGTATTGCCCGAATCCTGTCCAACGAAAGTATTTCTGGTGCCAATATTAGAGATCCATCTATTCCCACCAAATGTTATTTCGCCTTGAGTACCGGCGCCATTAGTATTAGGAAGCGCAAGATTACCCGCAGTAATCGTTACATTGCCCGTAGTAGTAGTTAAACCAGTTCCGGCAGTAATTGATCCTGAAACTGAAACTGTATTGTCTAGGTCAATGGTAACCACATTAGTAGCCGCGGAAGTATTTATATTACTTCCACCAAGAATTTCTATTTCTCCGCCTACTGGAATTGCAGTACCTGCATCAGTCAAAATATCCAATACCGGATCAACACCCTCTGATAACTCAACCCAATTTGCTATTTGCTGGCCACCACTTGCTATGGTTGCCTCGACACTTGCTAAATAAAAGAGGCTTTCTGTTTCAGTATTAAGCCAAAAATCCCCAGGGGAATATCCTGCAATGGTAAAATCTGTAGGATCTGTTTTAAATTTCCATAAATTAGGGGGCGTTCGGGCATTTGTACCCAGATATGCTTGACCACGTATTCCACCACCTAATGCATTACTTTGTGCCATTACTACTCCTTTTTATTTATACTACATACCCATAGAGCGAGAACGTTCCGGTAAAATTAGCCGCGTCAGACATAACTATCTTAAATGCATTAATTGTTTGGTTTGCAACTGAATAGAATATTCCACCGGAAAAACTACTGTTTCCAATAAAAGTACCCGCGCTCACCGAAACTGAATAAGTATTAGTTAAAGAAATAACATTTCCAGCTCCCGAAGTTAAATTATTCATCGGCATCGACGCTGTCGCTATGGTGGCAGCCACAGACCAGTCAGTTCCAGCGGGAGCTTGAGCTAAAATCAATCCTGATTCTGCAAATGCTCCAAAATCTAAATAATTAGTCGAATCATAGGTGGCTCCACCATCATTTGATAATTGAACGAGTACTTTTGAAGCATTAGTTGCCGATGCTGAAGTAATATTTCCTGCGACCAATAAATAATTATTATAAGTATTTGTTATACCGGTAGTGAATGTTAATGATGCCTGTGCGGTTGCAGTACGTGTTTGTATGAGAACTAAATCTCCGCTACCACCCCCTGCTGGTTGGAAAGTAGGGGCTACTCCTGCGCCATTACTCGTCAATACGTGTGTCGCGGTACCAACCGCCGTGGTGACCAATCGGGTACCATCGTAATACACCACACCATCCGTTGTTGCCATGGTAACGGCATTGGTTCCACCCTCAGCTATGGGCATTGGGCTTGTAATCTTATAACCCATTAGTATCTCCTCGTTTAATAAACCTCATAACCAAATCCACTGTAGACCAATTGAATTGATTGATAATTTGAATTCATGATAAATGTAGGCGCTGCGTCGATATTCAACACACCACTTACCGTGGTTACCGTGATATTGAGTGCAGCTGCATTGCCTGCAGAGTCTTTGATCACAAAAGTACGGTATTGAGTTGGTGCATCTGGTAGCTGAATTGTGATTGCAAAGGTAGACGTATCCACCGTCATGTAATACACAGTGGCACCAACGACATACGGTGTTGCGTTGACGACCGAATAATTAGGCAATACCGTTAAACTACGGCTACCCAATTGGCCAGTGGACGTATTTATAGTAACCCCTTCAGTATTGGTGGTGGTTACTCCTACAATACCTTGGATAAATGCTCTATTAAGCTCACCATTGCCAGCTCCAGTAGCACGTCCAATCCTGAGTGTATTATTATCAAGTATTGTTCCATTGTTATTCCAGCCAATAACAATGTTATTGGATTCATTGGTGGTAAAAGCACTAGAAGAGCTACTTCCAATTGAAATATTCCTCGTACCATTTACCAGATCAACTAACGCTGTGCTTCCTATAGCAATATTACCCCCGGCTCCAGAGGCAAGATCATTCAAGCTGGTACTGCCAATTGCTATATTAGCATCTGAAGACGCTATCCTACGGCCTGCAGCAGCGCCAAGGCAAACATTGCTTACCCCAGTGGTAAGCGCAGCGCCAACAGCAAATTCTCCGATTCCTATATTTGCGTTAGAATCTTGAAAATTGAGATGTATGGTATTTCCGACTGCACTAAAATTAACCGTTCCTGAATCAACCGTAGTATCAGCATAGAGATTTACATTACCACCTGACGGCGTTGCGGTTCCATTGTCTGTAGTAATAGTAAATATCGCCGCGATACTTCCATTACCATTTATACCTGCTTGGCTCAAATTACACCTCTTCTTATTTTATTATTTTCTAATAGGCTAAGAAAAGATCTGGACATGTTATACGATGACGCTATATCTCTTCTTTTAATTCCACTTTTAACCAGGTGTAAAACTTCATTTATTTGTTCATCGCTAAATTTAAAGTTAGGATTTTGCGGGCCCGTTTTTCCTAAAGTGGGATGTCTTCCTTTTTTAATCATATCTCTATTATTTTCTAATGCTGTTCCCAACATAAGATGATCTGGCCTGCTACATCTTTTATTATCACACTTATGCATCACATACATACCCTTCGGGATATCTCCATAATGAATAATCCAAGATGCTCTATGCGCCCGCTCTTTTTTCATAGAATAGCCGAATTGCCCATACCCAGGATTTTTAGAGCAACACCCAGACCAATCCCAACAACCCTCTGCATTTCGTATTACGAATTTCTCGTATCCCTCTTGTAGGGTTTGTTTTGGCCCACCGGACATTGTATATCCTTTCTAGTTAGAAGATGCATATAATGCAGCAACATAAAAGGTTCCCAGGGTAGGCGTTCCTTTGACATAAATTATGCCACCCTGATCAATAAAGAATCCTGAACTTGCGTCTGTTTTATTAGTTGAAATATCATACAGAACAAATCCACCCGCCGGCACAATATCTTTATCATTTGTACCATCAGTTGATATCAAAAGATCAACATCAGTCAGATTAACAAATCGTATAAGGCGAATAGGGTGTTCAAATGCAGTTCCTACCGCATCATACGTTCCTGATATTGAAGCAAATCCTAATGATCTGAGATCTTCCCAACGTAATCGTTGTGCGTGTATATACATGTATTCTCCTTATCCGATATACATTGCTTCAACATATACCAATCCAGTGGTAGGCAATCCCTTTGCATAAAACTGATACCGCGCATGTAATGTCGAATCTAATGAGGTAGCAATATTCATTGCAGAGACATCTCTTACTCCCCAGCTATAGGCGGGTATAACCATATGATCTTCAACGCCATCAGTTGATATAGTGAGCAATACATCGGTATTATTGGTAATAGTAACCATCGTAATTGGCTGTTCAGAGGGAGTTCCTATGGCAACATATGCGGCTCCGATAGATGCTGCCGCAAGTGATTGTAGGGGGAGCCATCCAGCACGAGATTTAACACTCATACAGCCTCCTGTGGTGATTGATCTTGTTGTTTTTCTAGCTGTGCCGCATTATCGCGTAGGCTTTGAATCTGAGGGATAAACTCGAGTGTAGCGTCTATACAATCTTGCCAAGTTGCCCCCACAGGTATGTCCAGATAGAACTTTTTACTGTTTTTTTCATTACATATTTTGATGTATCCAAATGCATTCATTCTCTCATCCTTATGAAAATTCAATTACTACAACTTTACCATTTGCTCCATTGCCCCCAGCACCTGAATTAAACCCATTAAGGCCGCCGCCTCCACCACCGCCTCCACCGCCAGGAAATCCACCATTTCCTCCACGGCTTCCCGGAAGTGTTGCTGATCCGCCGCCTCCTCCACCACCGCCGGTTCCTCCGGCCCAGTACCCATTTCCCAGAACAGCCGGATTTCCATCGGTTCCTACTGTGCCATCTTGTGCAGTTCCTCCGGGAGCACCAATGCCCGCGGCAAGAAGAGTTGTACCTGAAGGATTTCTCAGTGGGCCGCCATCTCCTCCCGTGAAACTCGAGACAGAACTTGCGCCACTTCCTCCGCCACCACCAGTTGATCTAAAATGAAGTCCACCATTTATTCCGGTTGTTGTTCCTCCGCCCACTGCTGCTGGTCCGCCTGCTATAACACGGCCCTCTCCCCCAGAAGCGGTAAGAGCGGTAGGAGTTGACCCTTCCCAATGTACTAGTTGTGTTTGTGAAGCTACTGTTGCTCCCGTTCCACCAAGAGTTGCTGCTTGAGTGTTGAGAATAAGATCG